AAAAAGTATTAAAGGAAAAAATGAAAGAGTTGGGAATAACTAAAGTTCCTGAAATTGCTGAAAATAAAGCATATGTAGAGGCATTAATACGACAAAATGGAGGCGAAATGGGAGCAGAAATTGTTTCTCCTTTACTTGCAGAAGTTTTAGATGCTAATAATGCTCATAAATTAAAGAAAAATCCTTTCTTTATGGACTTAGCGGAATGGAAAAAGGCTGCTTGGAAAGAGAAAATTAAAAAAACTAAACAGCGTAATTCTTACGAGAATAGTACAAAAGCAGATGATCAAAATATAGTTGAAGGAGATAAAGTGTGGGCTAGATTTGGACATTTAAAAGGTACATATGTAATAAAGAATGGAATAAAAGGTATAGAAAATAGTGATGGATTTCATCCTTTAGATCAGGAAGATTTAAAATTTATGGAGAAACGAATTCTCAATAAAAATAAAGTAAAAGATATAGTTTCTGATTCAAATAAAAAAAGAACTAAAAATAAATTAAATAAAAACTCAAAAGACGAGGATGCAAAACCAACAAAGGATGCAGAGGATACACAAAATCAAACAAAGAAGCAATTAAAAGAAAATAAAGAAGAGGAAGATATACTTGATAAAGCTCGTAAGGGAGATAAAGACGCTCAGAAGCAATTGGAGAAGTATGGTTTAAGTTGGCTATTAGAGCCTCAATATAGATTTATAGGTAAGAGCGAAGTAGATGCTTTATTAAATGGAGAAACTATAGAAGGTAAAACTCCATCATTTGGTGTTGATGTAACTAACGATAAGTCTGGTAAAACCACTCCTTCTACTACACAAGCATATAGAGTTACTTTCAGAACAGATAGAGGTCTTGATGATAAAAAAGAAGGATCTAGGATTCAATCGAAAAACGAGAACGATGGTTGGATTTCGGATGGTTATACTATAGAAGATGTTGAAAAAATAGAAAAACAAAATGAAGATGGAAGTTGGACAGGTATTTATGGAGATTCTCATTTAATTCAAGTTTCAGCAGCTCCAGTAGCTAAAAAGACTCAATATGCTTCTAAATTAAAAGAAATATTTGACAGAAGAAAACTTGCTACTAAAACCGATTTAAAAAATTCTCAACTTATAAAAGATATAAGAGTTGATAAAACTCAATCAAAGGATATTAAACCAAATAAAGCTGATAAGAATTTAGCAAGTATAATGCTTTATGGTAAAACTTATAATGAATTACTAGATCAAGGTTTACCAGAAGAAGCATTAGAATCTGAAACATTGGCTTATAGAATTTTAAATGATTTACAATTTAATATAAATGATTTACTTTTTTATGAAGAAATAGTACAAATAGATCCGTCAATTGCTGCTACTTTAACTACAAATGAAAACCCTGTTAAAGAATATTTTGAAAGTGATATATTTGAGCAGGCAGAACAACAAATGAGTGAAGAAGCTCCAGCAGCTCCAGCAGTTACAAAAGAAGGTGTGTCAAGAGTATTTAAAGATAATCCTGAGTTATCTAAACTTGGTACAGAAGAACAATACTCTTCTTATTTAGAAACTATATTTCCTAATAGTAAAGTTAAAGATATTGTTTATCATGCTGATACTATTAAAGATAAAATATTTGATAAAACTAAAGGTTTATATGGAGTTTTTTATTTTGATAAAAAAGCAAGAAAACAACATGGTAATTTTGTTTATAGTGCTATACTAAACATGAAATCTCCAGAATTAGTCCCTCCAGTAGTTTCTATGGATAACGTAGATAGAGATTCTGTAAAGCATTGGAAGAAAAGGGGAGCAGATTCAATATTAGGTAGTTTTGCAGCAGACAATATAGATACAGACATAGTAGGTAAAGAAGAACGAGTAAAATATTTTGATAAGGCATTTTCAGATTTACAAAAAAGAGGATATTTGAGAGAAGACACTTATGAATATATAGTGTTTGAACCAGAACAAATTCATGTACTAGGTTCTAAACAAGATATACAAGGGTTTACGAAGTTTGTATCTAAGCCAGAAGCTCCAGTAGCTCCAGATGGAGATTCTAAAACTTCTCCATCTTCTCTTGGGTTCGCCACACAGGCTCAACCAGATGCTTCTTATAAACACCACCCTAATATACAAACACATCAGGATGATTCTTCTAATGTTGTAAACAAGTTCATAAATAATAGAAGTAGAAAGGATTTAAAAAACTTAATTGTACAGATAATAGATATAGATACTAAGGGTATTCCGTCCTCTCTAAATAAGTTAATAGCTAAAAAAGAGCCTATTGATGAAAAATTGGATTTAGGATCTACACAGCTGCGACAACAGTTTGGAGAAAACCTTAAAGTAAAAGTTAAACTTACAGATACTGTAACTAATAAATCTGTAGAGACATACTTATATAACATAGTTTCTACAAGTAGTTTACAGGAATCAGATAATATTGTTAAGATGTTTAAAAATATCCTAAATGCTAGGATGTTAAATGAGGGGCCTTTATATGGTGCTATCTCTTATGTAGACTTTGGTAAGTTTAATAATATTCCTGGACAACAAGCTAAAATATCTAAAATATTTAAAAAAGATAAACCACATCTTGCTGTTAATGATGGTAAAGGTATTACTGATGGAATTAATCCATATTATACTGTGTCAGAGAATGGTGAAGGTAAAGGTAGATTATATGCAATATTTAAGGATAAAGTAGATGGTACTATTATACCTATAAAGCTTAATAATCGTAATATAGATAAGAAAGAGGCTGAGGAACTGTGGGATATAGTAGTAAAATATTTAGATTCTACCACTGAAGATCCTTTTACATTTACTTCTTTATATAAAGACACAGGTTTAACTGCTTCTCAGTATATGAAATTAATAACTTTTGTAAATGACTCCGTAGATTTAGCTGAAGATAAGTTTGATTTAGAAAATTCTTCTGGAACTATGTTTGGATTTAAACCTGCTTCAGATACTAGATCTGCGCATTTTCAATTTGGGTCTTATACTGTTAATAAAAATATGCTTGATCAGAATAAAGCTTCAGTTAAAACAGCATTTTTAAACCATGTCATGGAGAATAAAAAAAGACAAGCACATGTACATGGTATGAATAAATCTTTATTTGATATACCTTTAATATCAAATACAGGTATTGAGACATTCACCTTCTTAGGAAAAGAGTATTCAATAAAAGGTAAAGGTAAAAATTATAATTTAGATTTTATAGAAGAGGATAGAGTTTTAACTACTGATGTTGAGGTTTTACCTAATGGTAGAGTTCAAAACAATAGAAGATTAGTAATGGATATGTATACTTTTACTCGTAAACCAGAGGTTATTACAGATGATACAAGAAATAAAGAGCTTCCTGATAATTTAGAAGGTGTAAATACTGATCCTATAGATGATGAAACATTTAATCCAGACTTATTTGATCAGCCTATGGAAATCACTCCAGAAAATAGTAATCCAAAAGAGGTATTAAATGAAAAAGATGCGAGAGCATTTTTAGATAGAGTTTTAGGAGGCGCTGTTCCAGTTAGAATAAAAAATAAATTAGTAAAAATAGGAGAGCAAGGAACAGAGGTTTATGGGGCTTTTTCAGATGGTGTTATACAGTTATCTAGGTTAGCGCCTAAAGGAATAGAATTTCATGAAGCATATCATGTTGTAGAAACAGCGTATTTAACTCCTGGAGAGATCGCTGCTTTAAATAGAGAGACTGTAGGAAAGCATGGTGAACCTACAAATGCTACTATAAAAAATATAAAAGCTAAGTATCCTAAATGGAAGTTAACATCTAAGGAGGCTAGGCAAATAGCATTAAGTGAGATTAGAGCCGAGGAATATAGATTATATGAATCGTCTAAAAATGACGAAAGGCTTACTTTTAAAACTTTAGGAAAAAGAATTATGCGTTTCTTCAGGGAACTAGTTGATTATATAGTTCCTATGTTCTCTACTAAAAATGCTGCTACTATTTATAGTAGAATATCACGAGGACATTATAGAAGAAAATCTGTTGCAGAAAATATAGCAAAAGAACTTAGAGGGCTGAGGAATAACCTAAAAGATGAACAAGCGAATGCGGGACTTATACCTGGCACTCCAGCACTACTACCAAATGACAAGGCGTTTCAACAGAGGACATTAAAGATAATAGAAGCTTTGAACAACAAGATTGAGGAGTTAGAAGCTAAATTAGCAAAAGAAGAGGCTAATATAGGTAATAAAATACTCTCTATGTCTATAAAAGATTTCTCTAAATCCGTAGAAGAAACAGCATTAGAAGAAGCTGGTTTTAATATAGAGGATAGAAGTAATATAGCTACTGCTCTTATTGAGGCTTTAATAACGAATAAAGGAGGCGTAAGGAATATAAAATCTCTTAATGATATTAAGATTAATGATAATATTCTTAAAGGATACTTAAGTTTTATACAAAAAAGAAGAAAAGAAGCAGGTAATGTAAATGTTGCTGATAATCTTGAAATAATTAAAGATAATATAAAACACTTTTATAATTCAGAAGATAATACAGGTTTAATACTTGATATATTAGAGCAGTACAAGATAAGAATAGAAACAGAGGAGGACGCTAAAGGGAATAAAGATGTATCCCAAGCTATGAGTTCACATTTTGAGTATAGTGGTAAAGATAATGCTGGTACTAATACAAAAATTTTATTATCCTTTTTAGTTAAAAAGAATGAAAAAGGAGAAAATTTAGTTGATGATCGTACAGGTTTAAATAAAATAGAGCGTTTCTCTATAGTGTGGAATGGTCTTGAAAAAGGTCTTTCTGATATTACTAGTTATGCAGAATATACTAAAACGGGGGAAGTTAAGATTAATCATGCTTTTGATCTTATGATGAATAAACTAGAAGAGATGTCTTCTTTAGTTCCTTTATATACAGGACTTGCAGCTAGAATAAAAGGATTAGAAGAGAATGATCAAATCCGATTCTTTAATGCTTTTTCTAAGGCTTCTATGAATTTTGTTACAGCTATCGTAGATAAATGGGCCTTTCAACAAGAAAAAGAGGGAGAAGGTATTGTTAATATAGAACAATCTAATACACGTTTTATTGATCCTGCTGTACAAGGTAGAAAATTCATGATCAGAAAAAGATGGTTAGAGAACTTAAAACAAAAAAACTTCTTTATATTAAAAGATGAGGAAGAGAATTTAGATATTGATACAAAAGTATTAGATACTATATTAGAGTCTTGGAACTCTATAAGTGCTGAATATAAAGCTGAACTTAAACGTATGACTAGAGATATGGATATTAAAGTATCTCAAGAATATAAGCAAAATTTAATAGAAGACTTAAAAGTTTCTGGTATTACTTTATCTGAAATGGCGTTAGATATATTATTGTCATCTGAAAATACAGAAAAGGAATCATTAACAACTTTATTTTTAGGAGCGGGCCGTAATTTTGGAGTGCAAGACATATATATTAGAACAGCTAAAAGTAAACGAACGGGTAGAAATCCTTATGATTTTAAAAGTATAAAAGTTAGGAGTGAAAATGATGCTATAACTTTAGATTTAAATTTTACTGAAAATAATCCTTTTTCGTGGGCAAGTTCTGCTATAAATACATTAGCTGAAGCAGAAGCTTTAGTTGATGTTAGTTTAGGACAAAGTAATATATTAGGGCCTCAAGGGAAGTCTTATTGGTTATACTCATTAAATAATTACTTATCAAAACAATCTAATAGATTTAATGCTTCAAAATATGAAAGAGACGTTTTATTAAAAGACAGATGGGCGAAAGATTCCAATTGGCTAAAAGAATTAATTTCTGGAGCAAAATTAAAAATAAGAACTTTTAATAATCTTAAATTATCTAATTCTAAAGATGAGGGTACAGGAAATACTGATTTAACTCCTTCTCAAGAGCATGCTTTTAGAATAAATTCTACGTTATTTAATATAGCTAGAGCTAAGGGATTATTATCTCCTCCTACTATGGCAGATAAATCCGTATGGAATCTAATAGAAGGAATGAAAACATATGATATTTTCGAAAATTCTGATTCAGGTTTTATATTAAGACCCGATGGTAGTATGAGAGTGGGGCATAATATAGCTAGAAAATTTGCAATATATGCTGCTAGCGAAATATCTAGAGTACAATCTGTACATGAGGACCTATTCGGTCAAAATGCTTTAACTGACTCACAGCTTATAGAATATTATCATTATATGATGGAGAAGGGTAAAAAGAATAGAAGAAAAGCGAATGGTCTTAAATTTATATTATTTCCTTCTTTAACTACTTCTATTTTAAAAGATATTGGAGTTATGACTGAGGATGGTGTATTTTTAGATAGTTGGGATTCTGATCTAGTTATTCCAAAATTAACAGAATTTGTTAAACCTATATTAGAGAAAAGAATTCTTGCAGAAGTAAACTTTGCAGTAGAAAATGGGGTAATAACAAAGACAGTAAATAAAGATACTATAATCTATAAGAATAATACTATTGCAGATAGAATTATAAAGTTACATGGAGAAAAATATAAAAATAAAGGGGCACAGTTTAGAAGTCATTATGGGATAGGATTGGCTTTGGCTAATTATACTGTAAATAATATGATTTCTTTTATAGAAACTACAAAACTACTCTCGGGAGATCCTGCTTTTTATAAAAATTTAGATGACCTTTCTAAACGTATGCCCGAGCTAATTGCTCCAGGGCAAGACTTAAAAATAATTGAAGGACATGAATTATTTACAGTTGCTGTAATTAGAGATCAGATTCTACCTAAATCAAAATATTATGATAATTATATTAAGTTTTTAATTGAAAAGAAGGGGTATTCTAGAAAGGCAGCTAAAAAGATATTAAAACCATATTTAAATGTAAATGTAACTGATGCACAAGCTTATATAACACTTCCAAGGTGGAGGTCATTAATGCGTATGTTAGGAAAATGGGATGACAAATATGATCCTACATATTTTAGATTATTAAATGGAGAAATTGTAGATGATACTAACTTTGATATGTTACTAGCACAACCTTTAAAAGGCATGCATTATGAACTTAGAAAAGGATTGCAATCTAAAGATGGGGGAACTAATCTAAATATACCTACATATTTAAAGTATTCTCAAGCTGTACTTATACCTGCTGCTATTCATGGAACGGAACTTCAAAAGTTATTAGATACTATGAATAGAGAGGGAGTTGATGAAGTTGTATTTGAATCGGGTATAAAAGTAGGCGCTTTAAGTCCTGTAGATATTATGCAGGATCATCAAACAGGAGAGTTGTCATCTAGTATAGCTCTTAATAAGTTTGTTTTACGAAATGAAAATTGGAAGTTACAACAAGAATTAAGCCCTCATACAGAAAATGAATCCTTAGAAGGATCACAAATTAAGAAAAGTATACTATCTAATATAGACTTAAACGCTGATTATATTGTCCCTGCAAAGATAGTAGAGGGTGTACAAGAGACTAAACGTATTTCTGGATATGAATTAGTAAAAGATCTTCATGAAATTGATAGAGCTTTAAGTGATATTGAAAAAGATGCTATAATTAATGAATGGGGAATAAGTGTATCTAAAGTTGATGATGTTACAGGACAAGTAATGTATAATATAGAAGATTATACTAAATTACATTCTATTTTATATTCATCTTTCAAGAGAAAAAAGAATACGCCCGCAAAATTATTAAAATCTTTAGCTTTAAATGAAGCTGGATCAGGATTTGCAATAGACATAAGTTCACATCCTTTTATGAGGGATATAGAAAATATGATAGGAGCTATGATAACGGATAGGCTTATAAAGTTAAAAATGCCTGGAGGATCTTTTATACAGCAAAGTAACTTTGGTATGCAGCGAATGGCGGCTTGGTCAGATCTTTCTATAAAAGATCAAAGAGAATTAAGTAAACAAGTTAATGAAAAAGGTTTAAGTCCTTTATACTATAGTAAAAATGGCACAGTACGAGCTCAAATATTCTTACCGAGCTGGTTTAAAGAGAAACATGTTCCTGGGCATAAAAAAATGTCTAACGAGCAAATTAAAAAATATATAATAGATAAAAGGTTATTACGAGCAGTTGGGTATCGTATTCCAACTCAAGGTATGAGTTCTATAGATTCTTTTGATATAGTAGGATTTTTACCTAAAAGTATGGGAGATACTGCTATTGTTTATGATGAATTTACATCTAAAACTGGTGCTGATTTTGATATAGATAAATTATATTTACTTTTACCTTCATATGCAGAATCTAAAAAGGGCTTATATTATGTAAATTATGATGGAACTAAAACAATAGAGGAGAATAGAAAAGCTAGAGGTAATAGAACTAATTTATTCAAAAAATCTTTACGAAATAGAAAATTAGAGTTATATCAATCTATATTAAGTAGTGTACATACTTTTGATCAAGTAATAAATCCACTTGATTCTGAAGATATAAAAAACAATGCTGCAGAGGTTAGATATTTAAAACTTAAACACACTCTTACAGATAAAGAAATACAAGAAATTGAAGCTTCGAAAGGAACTGAAGATTTCTATTCTACTGTAAGTGATATTCTTATATCTAAGAATGATCTAGAATGGTTCTCTCCTAGATACCAAATGGAAACTAAAGAAAAGTTTTTAGGTGGTAAATTTGGTGTTGGACAAGAAGCTAGACATCTATCTGATCATGGAATTTCACAATGGTCATTTGAGAAAGAAGTAGAATCTTCTTATTTCTTAAAAGGAAGAGATATTGGATTAGGGCATATTACAGAATTAGGTAATACAGATTTATCTAAAATATTATCTACTAATGGTTTATTAATATCTGGAATTATGTCGGCTAGATTAGATGCTTATGTAGATATAGCTAAGGATCCATATATATTTTATTTAAATAATAATGCTATAACGGCTAATACAGTGGCTTTAATGGATAGAGCAGGCGTTAATCCTGAATGGACCAATAAGTTTATGGGATTAAAAGTTATCACTGATTATGTTAAAACTCAAAAATATATAAATTCTCCAGGAAGTCCTGGTGTTACTATTAATGGTAAGAGAATATATAAAGCAGAAGCTGTATTACGTCATCGTTTATTACATGAATATTCAGCTTTGACTGGTACTTCAGTTGAAGATATTAAAATGACAACTTTATTGAAAGAAAATAAAAGAGTTGAATTATATGCTAGACGTAATAAAATATCCGTAGAGGATGCTATGAAAAAACATACAGAATCTCCTATAAGAATTAATGATATTATAGATATAAATAGATTAGAATACCTCTTAGATTCCACAAAGAGTAACAATGCTAATAAAATATATGATAATTTACTTCTCTTAGATTTATTTTTAAATCTTAAGAAGACGGCTACATCTCTTAACAAAGCAGTAACAGCGTCTAAAGCAGATACAGAAGGGGCTTCAGGGGGTATTATAGGTTCTTTTATATCTGATAATGCTATAGATGCCGTTATAGAAGAAGATTTAATAGGAGGTTTCGAAGGGAGATTTGACAATACAATGCTTGGAAAATATAAAGAGAATGGTCCAAATTTTATGTCTGCTCTTTTTGGAGATACTTTTTTAGCAGGTAGCACTCATTTTCAAAATATAATGAGAGATTTATCAGAAATAGTTGGTAATAAACGTATATTAGAAGATGAGGATCAATTTAGAAAAATATACTCAAGTTTTGTTTCTTATTTATTTTCTAAAACTCAATTTTATAAAAATATAGACCTAAAAGAAATTTTATATTCAAAAAATAATGTGGTTAATAGACTCTGGAGATTTAAAAATGAAGAAAATAGTGTGATCAAAGATAATTTATTCATTAAATATTTATCTCCTGAATTTTCTAGCACTAAAAGAGGACACGATTACATAATTACATCTGCAACAAGTAGAAAAGAAGGTATTGATAAAGATGCTCTTACAGAGGCTTGGAATGATTTATTGACACATGAAGACGCAAAAGTTAGAGACTTCGCAGAAGATCTTTATAAATTTTCTATAATATCTTCAGGATTTTCTAATACTTTATTTTCTTTTCATGAATTAGCTCCCTTACAGTATGAGTTAGATCAGGGAATATATGATCAGTTTGGTTTACAAGTAAGTGAGCTTAAAAGTCACGGTAATTCTTTATTTGATGAAACTGAGATAAAAAAATTCTTAAGAACTCAAACAGGAAATACTGAATTAATTCCTGAAGCTTTTCCTAAAAAATTCTTACAAACTAAAATTAATGAAACTAAATTTAAATTTATATATCATATTGTACTTCCTTCGAATAGTGCTATGAGATATATAACTAAGGAGCCTAAAGAAGGGTTTAAGCACTTTGTTCCTTTTATAGAAGTTAATATTGGTAAACAGACGGTATTAATGGAGCACATTGGATATAATGAAAAGGGAGATGCTATTTATGAGCTTACTGAAAGATTAGGAACTTATAGTAAAGGGAGAAAAATATTTGAAAGTCCTACAGGAAGAACTCAAGTTAAAGAAAATCAAATAACACAGATATACAAAGGAAAGTTTGTAGGAAATTGGTTAGAACAACTTCGTAAACTGGGGTGGTTGAAAAAGCATGCTGAAAAAGTAGCTAAAAGTAATGATGGGAAAGGTTTTGTTCCACTAGAAATGGGAGATATGTATAATCATAATGATGAAACAGTTGATATAACAAAGGAAGAGGATTTTGGAAGTCAAATATCGTCCGAATTGGATCTTAATTTAATGTTGACCCCTGAATTTGTACAAGAAAATGAATTCCCAGTAATGGTACAACGTCAGAAAGGGCCTAAATTAGTAGGAGTATTTAAGAGAATTGGTGATGCTATTAATGCGGGAATAGAACCTAAAGTAGCGATTAGAGCAGCACTTAAATATAATTTATCTTTATTACAATATCTTAGAAATCTAGGACCTGAGACTTTATATTATGAAAACGAAAAAGGAAAATATATAGGATATGGAGAGGCCTGGGAAAGTTTTAAAAAGATGTTACATGAATCTGAAATAGATGATATATTTACAGATAGTTATGAAATTGAGGGTAAAGAATATTTCTTTCAATCAGAACCCTTAACTTATAGATTAGAAGTATTGGAAAGAAATTTAATAACTAATTCTGCACTCACACCAATATTTAATATAATATATGATTTAACTAAAGGTAAAAATATAGAAATTGTATATACTGACCAGAAGATGGTTAAAAAATTAGAAGGGCCCCAAACTAGAGCCTTTTATGAAACAAATACTAATAGAATATTTTTACCTAGAAACATAACAGCTATAAGACCACATTCAAAAGTTGAGACTGAAGTAATGGTAACGTTACATGAGATTATACACCAATTAACTGCTAATTCTTTACATAAAAATGTACATAAAAAATCTAAAGAAGAGCAATTATTTTTAAAAAGGGTTCAAAATTTATTAGATTTATATATACAGAATTTTGATACAAAGCGTGATAAAATTCCTGAGCAATTAAGAAAAGCGATTGAAAAGTATGAGGGTATGATGGAAAATATGCTTCCTGAAGAGAAACGATCATTTAATTATGGAGAGTACGCAGAAGAGATGAATAATGTTTTGGATGAATTCCTAGCATATGGGCTAACATATAAGACAGTTATGAAACAATTAGAAGGAGTTAAGGTAATTGAAGAGGGCCCATTATTTAAAGGAAATCTTTTGTCTAATATAATAGATGCTATTGTTGATTTATTCTCTTCTCTTGTCGATAAAGTCTTAGGAAAAAATGCTCAAGAATTATTGACAGTAGCGTTCACAGATTTTGTTAAAAATAGCGTATCTTTGGACCGAACTTTAGAACAACTTTATGATTTCTTAGGGAAAGATATATCTAAACTTAGTGAAACACAGTTAGAAATTAAAGATTGGTTGGAACAAGTGAGTGAAAAAACTAAAACTAGAGCAAAGAAAAAATGTTAGATTATGGCGTGTGTATTTGTAGTTAAAGATCCTATTACAGGAGAAGAAGTAGATAGTCTTTTATATAAAGACTTGGTAGAATACTATAATTCTGAAGCTGAAGCAGAGTTAGCGTATAGAAGTGCTATAGATTCTCCTAAGTTTTTAACTGAGTTTGGAGATTATCATAAATCCCCTTCTAATTATTTGTTAACAGATGAAAAGGGTAAGCCTAGATTAGATAAATATAATGAACCTTTTGCATCAGATGTTGTAAAATATTATGCTAATTGGGAATTATCTAAAAAATCTCATAATATTAATGAATTAAAAAATGTTACTACCCCTGGTTTAGCTAGACTACAAAAGGTAGTAGATACTCTTACAACACGGTTACATAATTTAAGACGTGTGAAAAAAACAATTCATGAAAAAGAAAAGCTTAGAACACAAATTGGAAACCTATTAAAACAAATAGGAGAGGCTAACGAAATTAGAGGATTTGTAAATTATACACGGAATGCTGTTACAGAAGTAAACCATTTATTAGATTCTTTAATAGAGCATGATAAGTCAGGAACTCCTTTTACAGCAGCGCAATTAGGGCATATGTTTAAAGTAATACAGTCTTATAGAGATGTAAATAGAATATTAGGGGAGGCACAACAGTTAGAAGATTCTAAAGACTTAGAATTAGGTAAACAATATTACTTACCCAGTATAGTTATCAAAAATTTAAATAATCTTAAAGATACTTTAAGTAAGTTAGAAAATGAATATCAAAAGCGTGCTCTAGAGTCTGTAGCGAATAGTATTATGGGGTCTGATTATCAAGCTAATGCTAGAGAATTTTATAGAAGATCATATGCAGAGACCGCGGAAGGAAAGAGACGAAAGGATGAAACTAATACTACTTATAGAAAACGTATACAAGAACATGTAGATTTGAAAATGCAGGATAATTCTGTAATTATAGAAAAAGATGCTAAAGAACATATTATGCGTTTATTATCTGCAGGAATAGATATTACATATTTAGAAAGGTGGGCATTAAATGCTAGTAATACAACATCTCCTATACTTAGATCTTTAAATCACTTTATATTAAAAGCTGAGGACATCGCTAGATTGACATGGATTAAATTTGCTGAAGAGGGAGATATTTTGTTTCGTAGATATAAAAAGCATATGAAATCTTTAGGAAAGAATGAAAATAACTTATCAGAGTTTTTTGAATTAATAGGTGAAAGATCATATGATAAAAATGGTAAGTTATCAAAAAAAGGTACTGGATGGGTAACACATAGATGGCATAGTGTTTGGCACACAGATTTAAAAACTATAAGACGGGCTATGTCTCAAATAAGAAAGAAGGCTACTCGTAATGCTCTTGGACAAATAGATCCAACAGCATCTATTAAGGATAAAAAATTAAAAAGAGTATATGATGCATTAAGAAGATTATACTATGTTAATAAAGATTATGATGCGGATCCTGCTATAGCTAGACAAAAAGAAAGAATTTCTGCGTCTTATGAAGGGGTTCGAGACTTAGAAAAAGCAATACTTAAAAAACAAAAAATAGTAGATACTTTAAAAAATTTAGAGAATCTTACAATGGAACAATCAAATAGAATACCTAAATTAGAAAAGGAATTGTATGAAGCTTTAGAGCAAAGAGCAAAATTATTATCAGATGCTGTATCGCTTGAGAATAATTTAAGAGATGAATTCTTTAATTTTGAAGATATATATCATGTGCCTAATTTGAAAAGGATAAGAGCGGATAAGAAAGATCTACAAAGATTATTAAAGAGTGTTAATATTAGTTTTGATTTAGCAGTTTCTACTGAAATGTATAAGTCTCCTCAGTATGAAGAAATACATAATGAGAGAAAAAAAGATGCGCAAAGTCCTGTGTATGAATATTATAAGAAGTTTGTAATGAAAGGTATGAAAATGCGGGATAGTGTAAGACCAGAGGAATTTAAAACTGGATTTAAATACGATGCTATACGAAAAGTTCTTTGGGAGAGATTTGATGATGTGCGACAAGGAGAGAAACCTATTAACAATGCTTGGAATAATTGGACTAAATCTTATTTAAAAGAGATATTTACATATACTAAAGGTAGAGATATAGAGAGTGGTGTACAGTTAAAAGCAATAGGAGAAGCTATAGATACTAAAATAGATTATGTTCCTATCTTTTTTACTAAACAAATAGATTTAAAAGATCAGCAAATGCATTTACATCAGAATTTATTAGTTGGTAATTTTGTATCAGTTAATTATAATGAAAAAAATAAGATTTTACCTTATATTGAAATGCTTATGTCTGTTGTTCAAAATAGAAAAATAATAAAAACTAAAGGGTTTCAAAGAATATTTAAAAACTTATCGGGTGTAGTAGCAGATGCTATTGGTAAAAGTCTTAAAAAAGAAAAGAAACAAGAATCTAATACATATGCTAATGCTATGGATCTAATAGCATCAAGAATTTTCGGAGAGACAGTTCAGGAGGCAGGTATTACATTACCATTACCTTTTACAGAGTCTAGATTATCAATACGACAATTGTGGAATTTATGGTTAAGTGCTACAAGTACTGTATTATTATCTGCAAATTGGATGTCTACTATAAGTAATAGAGTTTTAGGAGGAACTTTACATCTTTCAGAAGCACTAGCTGGTGAATTTTTTACAACTAAAAGTATGCTTAATGGTCAGAAATATTATATACAAGACGATCCACAAATAATTAATGATATTGGTAAGCCCTTTCCTATCTCTAAAACAAATTTATTAGGTATGTTATTTGATCCTTTAAATGATTATTCTATGTATGGTCATCAATATGCATACAATAATAAAATGAAAGCTTTATTAAATACAAATACTTTACATGGTTTGAACAATATGGCAGAGCATGCTATGCATCATGTTGTTATGTACACGGTCTTAGCCGAAACAAAAGTTCTAAACAAGGAGGGGGAGTATATCAATAAAAGCGGTAAAGGTATTACGAAGGATAGAACTAAAGCAATGGATTTAGCATCTATGTATAAAACTGAAAAAAGAGGAGAAGAAGGGCATAGAGGATTAAATTTAGATAACAGAGTTCATCAGATAGAATATAGAGTAGCAGAAACTTATTATAAAATGCCATTAGTGGGCAAGTTACATACTGATATGAGTATAAGAGCTGAACAAGAAGAAACTAATATGCATGCCATAATAAAACTTACGCAACTAATTCAAAAAATAAATGAAATGGAGCATGGTGCGTATTCACAAAGAAACGCACCTCCTGGTAGAAGACACGCTTTATTTCAAGGATTAGAAACAATGCGAAAGTTCTTTCCTGTAGGTATAAAACATAGATTACAAGGAATTGGAACAACTCTTCTTAATTTATTTACTAATTTTCCAGAGTTTGCAAGAACTAGGGGAAATGCAGCTTTTTTTAAAGATTCTGCAAAGTATTCAAATGATTCTACTAAGATATATGATCCTATAACTAATAATTTAAAAGAAAGTCATTATGTAACTACTTTAAAATATTTTGCTTTTTCTGCATATCATGGTATGAAAAAATTAGGACAATTGTGGGCACGAACTCATGATGACACATATCAAGTTAAGAAAGGAATTCTATCTATGAGTAAAGAAGAGTGGGGAAATATGTCTAAACATGAAAAAGCAAACATAGTAAGAACTTTTTATGAAATAGGATTAGCAATGGTATTAATGCAGGCAGCTCACGCACTTAAAGATCGTGGAGAAGAAAAGTCAGATTATATGTTTGCTTTCTTTATGGCAAGATTATCTACTGAATTGCTGGCGTATTCTAATCCATGGGAAGCGGCTAGGATATTACAATCTCCTGCAACTACTACAACTTTTATTGAACGTATATGGACTTTTATGGAGCAATTAGGAGAAGATATCTGGGCTGGTGAGTGGGAAAGATATAAAGCTGGATCTAGAAAAGGACAAACAAAAACTTCTAAGAACCTTGGAGATATAGTTCCTTGGCACAAAGCAGTTAATCGTCATAAATATGTTGAAGATATTTTAAATTACCATTACAGGGAATAATATGAGTAAAGAGCTCTATAAACCTCTTCCTACATATCTATCTATTGGGCCCTCTGATATACACGGAGCGGGGATTCTTGCTAATGAAGATATTCCATCAGGAATAGAAATAGGAATTACGCATATATATGATCCAGATTTCGAAGACGATCATATAAGAACTCCTTTAGGAGGTTTTATAAACCATTCTGATACGCCCAATTGTGAGATAAGAGATGATGGTGATGATAAAAGAATACTTTATACTATAAATCGTATAGAAGCAGGTAAAGAATTAACTGTTAAGTACTCTTTATATAAATTTTAATTACCCCTACGTTTATAAGGTAAAAAAAAGGCTAGCAATAATAATATTACTAGCCTTTTTATGCTGAGTATAGGTAAAACCAATCACAAAACTACCCCAGCTAGGGCCGAAGCTATCGCAACTCCCTAAGTTTTTTTGGTATAAGCCCCATATCATTGACTTGCTTTTCTGCCCAAGTACATTCTATCATATGGTCTTCCCCATAAATTTTCTCTAATATATAACATCTATGATTACCATCTCTAACTATATAGTCATAATCTTCATTAAAATATTTAGTATACCTCATATACTTTCCTAAACATCTATTTTTTTCTTTTCCTTCTTCAGGAATTTCAGAAGTATTAAGTGCCTCAAGTACTTGAATAGGTTTATTAGGTATAGCAGTATTTAATAAATCTTTTTCCAAAGCTTCAAAATCATAAGAATATACTAAACCTTTTCTTTGCATTTTACTTTTATCATTACAGAATGAGATAGATTTTTGTGTTTGTCTTTCGAGCCAATTCGGTTGTCTAAATAATCCCCAGATTTTTTTAATAGGAACTTTAAAGGTTTCCATCTCTTGATCTAATATATGTTCCCATACCTCCAGGCCAAACTAAATAACCGTGTTTAAGATATGTTCTAATAATTGTATTATTATTTTTTCTTCTTTCTTTATACTCTTCACGAGATTCTTTTATTCCACGAGCGGGAGAAAGGTTCATTGGTTCAAATACTTTAGGTCGGTCCATTGTTTTATTGTTTAATCAGTGCACAAATATAGTAAAAATTATGTGATTTCACAACTTCCTCCTGCACATGCTAGTTCTCCCTGTAAATCTGTATTATCTTCTGTTTCTTTTACTTTTGTTAAATCGATTTCTGTTAATTTTCTATACATATTATTAAATCTTTTCTCATCTATCTCTTCAAACGGTGCTTGTATGTAAGTACCACCATCATATGGTAATACTGATAGCCCATTAAAGGTATCTTTATGTTCCCACATCCATTCTCCTACCATTTTCCATTCATTTTCTTTTATAGATACAGTGGCTGATACATTATGTGTATTATTACCTCGAATATGTCCAGGTTTAACCCACTCTGTATTAAATTTCTGTACTCTATCTAACATCTGTTTAGCTGTTTCAAAATTTCTAGCAATTCCATTTTTCGGAGATCGCTGAGGTAATTCTATAACTGCAGAATTAGGAAGTAATTTCATATCTTCTACTAATTCGGGATGATTCTTAGTTAAATATTTATATAACTGCTCATCTTTAGTACACTGCATGCGTCTTATATAGTAAGGCGAATGCCATGCGTGTATTCCTGATGAGGTTCCTACCACACAACTAGTTGTACCCGAAGGTTTAACTGTTGTAACTCGTGCAGCAGGGTTAATTCCTATATTACTAGCTACAATTTCATTCATAGCAATTGCATTAGAAGCTCCCTCTTCTAGATTAAGTGCAAGAACTGTACCATTACAAATTCCTGTCATACCAATTCCCACAAGAGCGTCTTTTTCAGTAGTTTCCTGCCAAATACGTCTTAAATAATGAAAATTAGTAAATCCTGCCTGTAGAGTTCCAAAAAATGCTGCTACTTTAGCTCTATTATTCAATTCATTTTGATCTTTTATATCTCCTGCATTTATTTCAGTTAAATTACAAAACTGATAAGGGCGCAGCGCGATTTCACAACACGGATTAGTTCCCCAATCTTTATCATTACTAAAATACACACCTGGTTCTCCTGATCCACTAACTTTAATTCTATCCCAAAGTTTCAAAAAGAATCCCTTTGTGACTTTATATCTTAATAAAACCGTTGAATTATTTGAACGACCACGTTGTGGATTCTTTTCCCACCAATTGCCTGCTTTACATGAAATCATTTCTTCATCACATGCCGAAAATAAGCTAATTAAAGCAGCTCTACGAATACCACCAGCTAATACAGCATCAGCTATATAACAAACTATATCGTGAACTTCAAGAGGAGTTAATTTATCACCCTCTTTCTTTTTTTCTAGTAGCAATTCCATATTGAATAGACATTTCTTTAATGGATCTGGACCTGGGGCTTTTCCACCTGCTGTAACTAATCGTGATCCTTTTGATCTAATATCAGAAAAGTCAAATAAAGGTTTTGTTTTTCTAAACCCAAAGTATGCAGCCATTAAGTGTCTAACTGCATCGGCCCAACCTTCAATTGAATCCCCAATTAAATATTTTTGAGATTTTCTAGGTTTAACAATTTCGGGCAGTTTTGCTACATGATGTTTCTGAACGGAATAACCCACTCCAGTCCCACCAAGTAGCAAAAACATAGCTTCCGAAAATCCCCTGTAATCATCAATTGGTAAATATGCACAGTTATACACACGGGACTCCGATTTTATAATAGCAGGCCCTGCAAACTGTGCTGCTCTCATAGACATGAGAACCTTTTTATCTATTAAATATGGTTTATATTCTAGGATTTGTTCTTTCTGCTTGGGATATTTAGCTATCATCATATCTGTATAACGAGTTACTATTTCATCCCAGGTCTCTCTTCTTTTTTTATTTGTTAAATACTTTGCGTACTTATTAAAGATAACAATCTCACTAAGTATTTGATTACTTTTATCCATATATTTAATAAATTTTAATTGTTAATTAAAGGGGTAACAAATATAATCATTTTATATTATTAGGCCAAGTTTTAATTTGCTTTTTTACTTTTTTAGCTTTACTTTTTCTCATAACATAAGAAAACCCCCTTAATTCAGGATGTTCTTCCATGATTTTTCTTCTTACCCGCGTAGCACTTTCCCAATTGGTTAAAGCGCCTGCTGCTAAAGTTTGAAGTAATCCTACAGCTGATGTAGGTTGTACAATTCCTGTAGTAATATCTTCATTCCACAGTGTAGCCATTAAGATAGTATCATTCTCTCTAGTTTTAGGAGAATTAGTTAATACTTTCTTAACTCTTTCGTATATCTTTGTTGTTATCATTTGTTTTTTTTATTAATATGTGTCTCTATTTGGGTAACAAAATACATGCCTGTAACGACATCTGCTTCCCAACACATAAAGTGAGTGAAAAATTCCATTATGCTCTAGGCCCTGTGGGCGCTAAACCTCCAGCAATTGTTGAACTCTTTAAGATTTTTTCATTTAGATTTGATAGAGTCAAGTCTTCAGAAGTATCTTTATTTTCAAACTTTATATGTTCTATTTCGAATTCAATATGAGCGATTGCTTTTTCTAGACATTCAATAGGAGTGTCATGTTTATTACTATTACGTAGAAGATAACTTACTGCAGTACCTATGTTATAAGTTAATTCATAATCTTCTATAATCTTATGGGCTTCATACCCATGATGTTTTCCTACATAGTAGGAAGGTACTTTTTCATTTTCTGTCATTTTTTAATTTGTTGTTTAATAAATTCTACTACTGCATTGTATACCTCATCTATTGTACTGAATAAACTCAAGTTAATTAGTTCTTGAGGCACACCCTCGTGTACTTGTTCTATCTTCTCTACTACTGGCATAAGCCAATCCCAAGAGGTGTCATAAGCTAATTCTTCTACCGCAACTCCATTACCATCAAAATATGCATACCAAGCATCTTCAGAAGTATTATCACCTAATCTTTCATGTGCCTTCCATATTTCAACTTCAGCACCCATAAATTCTGCTATTAATATATTATTTTCTTCCATAATTATTTAGTTTTAGAAATAAAAGATGGAAATATAAAGCCCACCCATGCTTTCGCTTATAAGCTTTATATTCCCAGATGATCGCTATGCCAAATTGAAAAGCTGCAAAACACCCAATTTATCGGCAGTCACGGCGTGTCATCATTCTTTTATTTGTTGGTTAATAAATTTATGCTGCTTCTGTTCGTAAAGATTTAGCAGGTTGTATACATTTACGTCCATTTCCATATTGTTCATCGGCTATAACTGCTTCAGAAAACTCACCATCATAAAATAATATTTGCTTATTTTCAGCAAACTTTTTAAATGATATATCGGCTGTAATACAATCTAATATCAATATAAAGCAATCTTTATAGTAACAATCTTTAGGAATTCTATCCCAACCATCTGTAACTATAATAGCAGGTCTGCCTGTTTTTTGTGCATTATACACACATTGAGCGATATCAGTTCCTCCTCCTATATGAGCAGAAAATAAATGTTCATGCTTTATCTTAGTTAAAGTATCATTATGAGAAAATAAATAACAATCTCTTAATAATTGCATATCTAAAAGTTTAAAAGCTAACATTCTCGCTAAATTTCTGTATACTACAGGAATATCTCCTAAATAGAACCGTGAATCCATTGATCCAGAATCATCTATATAGACATCAAAACTAACATTATACTTTTTAGTTCTAGTAGTTAAATCATCATATAAAGCTACATGTGCAAAATTCTCTATATTTATAAGATCATCTATATTTTCAGAATCAAAAATAGATTCTTCTATAATAATAGCTTTACCACTAATTGATTCTGTAGCTCTATCTATAGTCGTCTTTAAGAATTCTTTTATGCCTGTCTGTTTAATATTGATTAACTTACTTAATCTAGGATCAATTAACATGTCAATCATTTCAATAGATACTGCATCATTACCTTTTCCTGCTGTGTTAGAATTCTTTTCCATATTATCTAAATCCTTTCTAATTCTATTCTTTGCAGAATTAGAAGCAGAATCTAGTTTTTTCTCAAATTCTTCGTCAGGTGCAGGTTTTCCGTTTTGTAAAGCTTCATTATATTCCTCTATCTTATCTTTTAAACCATCTCCATATTCTTTATATAATTTATTAATTATTTCAATAACATGGGAAGCTGCTGCATAACTAAAACCTGTTTTACCATTAGTTGCAAATTGTAATAGATGATTATCAACTTTCTGTAATAAAGAATGCCACCAATATTTATCTGGTTGTATATCATAATCTTTACCTTTCTGATACCAATGATTAAATGCATCCAGCATAAGACTAGATGCCCCATGTTGATTTAGAAAACCTTTAGCTGTACTTTTATTATATAATCTTTGATATACTGTACTTGCTACATCTCTATCTACATGATTTTTAATGATAGATCTTGCTTGTGAAGGTCGCGCACTCATTCCATCGTTTTGATAAAAAGATTGGGTATTCCAATAGTTTCTACCATTGCTTAAACTATATCTCATTTCATTTCATTTTTAGTTAGGGCTAGGACCCAAGCGAGTCCTAGCACTATAATTAATTTAAATATACTTACGCTCATTAGTCTAATACTTCTGCACCTCCAACTCCGTCAATACTATGTAACTTATCAATTGCGTCTGTATAGTCTCCATCAGCTTTATTCAATCTTCCATAAAGTTCTGCTGCTAAAGCATTTAACTGGTTGCAGTCACTACGAACTGTTTTTTCAAGAACATCTATAGTGTCAAGAGCTAGTTCTTGTGCCTTTCTAGCATAACTTCCTACAGATCCCATTTCAACAATCGCATCACCAACCTGTCCCATATACAATTGTGCATATGCGTCATTATTACCGTTAAGAATATCTTCTAAAGCATTAACTAAAGATCGAACATTGTTCTCTCTTTTAGTCTCTAATTTACTTGATAACTCACCTAATTTACCAGGAGCTATTAACTCACAAGTTTTAAGTATTGCTTCAATATCATTTAACTTATAAACTACTTTAACAGCTTTAGTAATAAAAGGAACATGAAAAATAGTTCTATCTGATGCAGAAGTATATACTACATTAAGAAATTTCTTCATATGTTTTTTATTCATAGAAGCGTTATTAATTTCTTGTATACTAGGTACATCTAGTTCTATTTCAAGCACACCGTGCTTATTATCCCATATTTCTTGCATCTTTTCGGATCCAATTCTAGTTACTTTTTGAGTTAATACAAAACGATCCCAAAAAGGATTTTCAAGCTCATCATTAGGAATGATATTACAGGAACCTGCGAAGATTTCCCACGCACATTTCTTAACTTCACTTCCATAAAATATTGCTTTTTCTCTCATAATTGAAAGAAGAGTATTACGAACACCTGAAGTACCTTTATCTACTTCATTGATTAGAATGAACTCTGAATCAGCAATAGGAGCGTCAAGTTTATATTCTTTATCTTCTAATAAAGATTTCATATTAACACGTCCTTTAATCTCTGATGTTTTTGTTCCTTCATCTAACTCAATGATAAAAGTATTTTCTCTAACAGCGTTTCTATTATAGTTATACTTTGAAGCTGCATAATCTAATAAAGCTTGAGTTTTACCTACTCCAGGCTCTCCTAAAAGAAGTACAGGGAGTTTTGTAGCTTCCCCTAACGCTAACATTTGAAAAACTTCTGTTTTTCCTACTAATCTGGTCTTAATTTTTCTTAGATTCATTTTATAAATTATTATTATTTAAACATATTTAATTCGACTGCGCCCGTATCTTTTATACTAGCTGAGTCTTCGGCTCTCATATTCCAAACGTCTGTTTGTCGATGCCATTTTACTTCTTCTATAAGCTGTTGAAAGCCTTTGATAGGCGTACCTATCTGGGTAAATCCTCCAAATTCTGATACTTTTAAATCATTATCTGACATTCTATATATTATAGGCAAATGCATACATTCCATCTCTGCTACTATAAACATAAAATTCTTTAACTCATATCCATCAAGTTCAGGCTGTGTTGATTGCCATGCTTTTATACCTGTTTGATAAAAAGCTCCTTGTCTGAAATATCCGAACTTCATAAAGCTATTTCTAAACTCTAAAACAGATTTACCTGTTGTTTTTAAATCTATAGGTTGTATAGTTTTCGAATGGTGATCAACTATCACACGATCCAAAAATCCTTTACATTTTACATCATTATAAATAAAATCAACTTTTAATTGATCATATACATCTAACATAGTATTGCTTGTACAATCTTTCATATAATATCTTGTATGTTCGCTATTTTGGAGCATACCTACTACATCTAAAGCTTGTTCATATTCATATTCTGTTATTACTGATTTACCTATAGAGTTTTTTAGGAAATTTACATAAGACTGTATTTCTGGAGTATTGTATTTTTTCCATACTGTTTCTTCTTTTAATTTAAATCCAACCTTTTTAAAGGCTACATTAAATAGGGTCTCAACAGGGAGCCCATCGTTGTTTACTTGCATATAGTCATGCATTAATTTACACAGATCTCCCATCATACCTGAAGGTCTTGTTGTTTTTATTAATGCAAATTTGTCATTAAATGTACCAGGTTCGGTAATTAGACAATCTACAGCACTACCTTTAACAAAATACGTAGTTTCTTCCCTCACAGGATGAAGTATATGTTCTCGATAAGCCGCAGGACTTTTAGCAAATAAATTTAAAGATGACACGCTCATTACGTGTTCCAATAAAGGGTTATTTATATCTACCATTTTAAATTATTTGAATGTTAAAAACTAATTTTCTCTCATCGGATTCGATATAATTGATTTGTCCTGAGCTTCTTACAAATTCTACGCTGTCATCAGGTATTTTACCTAAGTCTGTTAGAGTATCTAAGAACCATTTAGTCCAAATCCATTGATTATCACAATCCCAATTTAATTTATCTCCAGGTTTATATATATCTAACCATATTCTAAGATGTCTACCGTGAGGTATCTTAATTTTAGGTAATTGTTTTACATATTCTCCTAAATATCCATGAGCCCATCTCGTTACTTTAGAACGAGCTGTATAATGTAAAGAACCGTCATAAATTCTTTGTCCATTAATGGTCCAATATCTAGGTTTTCCTGCTGATAACGGATTAGCTATGACTCTATTCTTACTTAAATCTATAAGAAAATCTTTTTCGTCAAATCGCATTAATCCTTTTTGTATTTGTGCTTGATATTTTTTTGGAAGTTTTTTGGCCTTGTAATCTTCCTTCTTGTAATACTTTGCCCTTCGTCTTTGACTGATAGGGACTTTATCCTCGTAGTTGGGGATTATTATTTTCCATACTTTATTCATATATAAGCATTTTGATTAATATTTTCCCACAGCTTTTTCCATATTTTTGTATATAATCACTAATATCTTTAGTAAAAGGGTCTTTAATAAAAACAGTTTTAACATTATCTTTATTAAGAAATTCTTTTAAAGTTTTTGCTCCTAATCTTCCTGCTTCATCATTATCATATAGTATAAGTATTCTTTTATATTTAAGTATTAGTTCTTTAAGTAAATCAAATTGTGTTCTAGTATTTTCAGATTGTGGAGCAACCGCTTCATACCCTAGTTCAGATAAACACATCACATCTTTTAATGATTTTGTAATTATTAACAAATCAGACTTATATTCAAGTTGTTTTAAACCTTGTAAGTCTTCATGCTGTACATTACTCATCCATTTAAATTGAGTTTTATCTGCAAAAGGCCTATAAATTTTAGTTCTGCCATTAAATTTATAAGCATATATAGGATTATTATCTATGTACTGTAGAATTAATTGTTTGTCTAAAAAGACAAACTTCGCAGAATATACATCAAACCTATTTAAAGTTTGAGATGATATTCCGAACTGAGTCCAATATTTAGCATCAATATTAGTCCATCGTTGAGGTTTTATTTGAATTATTCGTTTTCTTTCAATTATTTTTGGTTTATAGGAAACAAGGGGGCGTTGCAGTGCTTTTACATGCGTGACAACTACTTTACCTATTCCTAAATCTAGATCCGTATTTATAATATTAAGAGCCTCCAAAAAGGTAGCTCCAAATAAACTCATAACTAAATCGAAACAAGTTCCTTGTTCCCCATTAAAATCTTTGAAACGTAATCCACCATCTTTCGTATAATACAATGCAAAGGATGGGTTTTTATCTTCTCGAAATGGACTACTATAAGGTTTACCTACTTGAAAATCAAATCCCAAGTAATGCCTCATAATATCTTCTTCAGTTTTTTTATCTAGTATTGCCTGTTTAGATAATTTTTCTGGTTCCTGAATTTTTGATAAATCATACATAATAAATAAAAAGAAAGCCCATAAAGTTTCGTCCTTTAGGAATGAACTTAATCGTCCTCTAGGGCTCAGTTATCTTTATGAGACTTTCTTATTTTATCTTCTAAAACGGAAGATCTTCTTCAGTAGAAGCTACTTGTGTTTGGGCAGCTTGAGAAGTCTTTTCCATTTTATCATATGCTGTTACTTTTAAACCACTTGGAGTTTTATCCATAGATTCAATAAAAGGTGCATAGTTAGGAACTGAAGAGTAGTCTTTGTAGTCATATATAACTTTTAGTCTTACAGGGGTATGTGTATTAGCATTTGCCATTGTATTACATAAGTTAGTACATAACTCATCAAAACTTTCACCACTTACAACAAATTGATCTTTAGGAACAAATTGTGTGCAAATATGTTTAATTCTAATAAGCATGTTGTTAATTCTACGAGCTACGGCATCTTCCTTACTTTCGCCTTCTTTAGGAGTTACATAGTCAGGATTAATATCAAACTCATTATGAGTTAATTCATTTTCTAAACTATCTGAAAACTTAAAGCTTAAATATGATTTTCCGTTTTTGTCTGTTTTCTTTTCTACACCGTTAAATACAACATTATCATTAATGCCGACAGGAATTGGTGATGATCCTGATACTTCGTTTACGTTTAAAGCTTGGTTAATTTGGTACGCCATAATTTTCTTTTTTTATTTGTTATTAAATTAGTTTAAAACATATCTAAAGAATCTAATGATTCTTCTTCGTCTGTTTGTTGTTGTTTTTCATCAATAGGTTCACTATTATCAAATACTTCCTTAAGATCGTCTATATGATTTTCATCAGTACTTTGATCTTGAATAGCATCTTCATCTATTCGTTGTTGTTCTTCGATAGCATCTTCTTGAAAGTTTTTTTCTATATTACCTTCTACTTTAGGAATAGGCTGTTTTTCTGTTACATCTTCCATACTACTCGGAAATGTTGTATCTGCAGCATGTTCTATTACATCTTCATCTGTTTGCGAAGATACAAAAGTTTCTACTTTTTCCAAAGTATTTACAGCAACATTATAATCTTCTGTTGCTGTATCTAACATACTTTTAGATTTAATCTTAAAAAATCTATATCCAGGAAAGTCTTCATCTTCTGTAGGCTGTTCTGCTACAAATAATTTAACATTATCTGAATTTGATTCTTCATAGTGTGATCTTAAATCACGATTGTGTGGTGTATTACTTAATACTCCTTGATTATTTACCGCTACCCCATTTCCATCGGGCGCTATATAAATATTGACAACTTGATCTTTATCATCGGTGTCTGGGTATGCAAATCCTACTTTATTACCAGAATTAGGAATTCCCATTCTAGATTGTAAAGCTGGACTTATACGCATTCTTCCTTCTTTCTGTAATTCGATACATAAGTCATCGCCATAACGATTTAGTCTTTCGACTCTTTTTCCTACTAATCTCATAAATTTAGTTTTAGTTATAATATTTGTTTATTGCATCTATAACAGACTTAATATCATTTGGTATTTTATATTCAGGAAACATTCCTCGCGGACTTTTACCTGTTGTTGTACCATCTGATTGAGTTATAAATGAGTGTTTAATATTACCTTCAGGATCGGGGCTTACATCTGTAAATAATACAACAGTAAACATACCTTCCATAGTGATAATATTATCCACTAATTTTCCAACTGTTTTAAATTTAAGTTTTCTATTACCTTGAAGATCAGTTGCAGTTTCTGCATGACCTACCATGACAAAAGTAATATCTTCTCTTAAATCTTTACCAGCTGTCGCTATTTCCCAAGCGTGTAATCCTATATCAGTGAATTTATCAAATCCTCTTTCGTTTGCTCTACGCATATATTCATTTGCCATTACATATTGAAAATCATCTATGATGACAGTTTTTATGTGGGGCATATGTTCATCTATATGCTTAAGTGTAGAAACAATTACTGAGTGATTATCTGATTCTAAATAATTACCTTGTGGGTTTTCTTTAGATAAAGAACTATAGTTTTTTTTCCACCCTCTAAAGGGCATTGGTTTCTTACCAACATTAACTATAAAAGTTGATTTGGGTTCTAAATGTTCAAAACTAGTTGATTTTCCAGAACCCGATTCGCCAATAATTAAAATTTCTTGTGCCATATTAATTTAGTTTATCAGTTTGTAAAATTATTACATCGCCACATAAAGGGTCTTCATTAAATCTATGTAATATAGTAGCTTTATAATTTATAGGCAAGCCTATTATTTTTCCTTCTTCATTACATATAATACTAAGTCCTTCTTGTGTTGACGGTACTACTTCAATTAATCCTCCTACAATTTTTTGTAGGGGTTTTAATTGCTCTTCCTTTGGCAGTAAAAGCTCTTCTTCACTACCATCTGTTCTTAAAATTTTTGCTATTACCATATTTATATATTAAAATTTGTTGTACTTGGTTGTTCATATTCATCTACCTTACTATGTTTTAAATTATCAAGCATGCTTAATACTATACCTGATTCTCCTTCACGATTTTTAATTATATGCCAATAAATCATTGCCTGTTCGTTATCTAAAGGATTAGTAACAGGTAAATTATTAGGACCATAAGTTTGTAAATGCAACATAAAAGGTTTGTGACTTATCATAACTATATCGGATCCGTGAAATACTGCATCGGATCCAAAAATATCTTTTTTCATAGGGTAATGTGCCATAGGATTTGATAATCGTTCTGGTCTTTCTAAATCACGATTTAATTGACTCAGTACTACAACAACTATTTTTAATTCTTTTTTAATAAGCATAAACATTTTATACAAATTAACTAAAATTTCTCTTTCAGATGCACCTTTATTTCCCCGTGTTAATAATGTGTGATCAAGGAACACTACTGTTCCATAATCATCTCCCTTTTTTCTTTTTTCATTTGTATAAAATCTTTTTATAGTACTATAAATTTGTTGTACTGACCCTGGAATGTCTACATAATATACTTCATAATCTTTTATTGTATCTTCTACTACAAATCTAGATCGTTCAAAATCTAAATCTTTTAATGAGTCCCTACCTGAATATAGTTCAGAGGATGTCAAGTCTAACTTGGAAGATATTTTTCTTCCGACTTGTTTCATTGCTAGCATTTCAAAATTAAATGATAATATAGAAAAATTCTCTTTTGGATTAAAATCAAATAAACTAGTTTCCATTTCGTTTGCTATTGAGGATTTACCTGAACCAGACATACCTGCTACGGTAACTATTGTTCCCCATTCCAAACCTCCTGTAATTGAATTATTTAATTTACTCCATCTTGTTCTTAATGAACGAATAAGTCCTTTTCGTCTATCATCTATATACTGTATAATTTCGTCACTAGCGGTTTTAATATGTTTATACTTCAAGCTTCTAGCTGATTTTCCCGCCATAATTGATATTTTTATTTGGTTCATTACTTTCAGTATCCATTATATTAAGAGTGTCTTTCCAAATTTCTTGTTTAAGCCAATTTTTAAGTGTCTTAATATAATTCATACCATTTCGTTTTTGTCTGTTAACATAAAATTCAACAGATTTTTGTAGTCGTTGAGGTGAACATCTATTCCCTTGGATAATACTGAGATACATTTTCTTTATCTCTTTAGTACCTTCCTTTAAATAATCTGTTCTTCCACTAGGCCTAATAGCCTTGGTCGGATAACTAGATAAAAAGTCATTGAACTCTTTACCGTATACACTATCCGCCAAGTCTACTAAATCTTCATCGCCTAAGAAAGGGTTATCTGATTTCTGATCTGAATAACTATCTACGAGATCCCGTATAAACACATCGCTCTGATCGGTAGCTTCCCATGTTCCTTCTTTCATAATTAAAAATCCTCTATCTTGAAGATTCTGAACTAATTCAGAAGTAATTGTGTTAACATTACGACTATAAGATTTAATTAAATCTTTTTTATCATAAACAACACAATAGATAACCGTGTACTCTTCCAACGTTAGTTGGTTTTCTATCAGTATATCTAAAAATGGTTTGCCAATTGCAATCATACACATTGTATTTATAAGTTAATACTCAATTTCGTTTATGTTATCTATCCATTTAACTGTGTAATCACTTTTTACTCTCTTTTTAACCCATTTTAGTTCTTGTGTCCCTTTTACATATAAGTTTACATATATTGCTTTTTTGCCGTTTTTTAATCTTAATGTACGACCTGTTCTTTGAATACTGTCTAGAGCTTTTGAGCTTCCAGCAACACATATTCCTAAAGAACAATCTGGTACATTAAGACCTGCATTTAGCGCTTTTACAGAACTTAATATTCTAACACCGTCTATATTTCCAAAATCCTCAAGAACATCTTTACGATCTTTCTTGTGCATTTTACTATGAAATACAGAACAATCATCTAGTACTGTTTGAATTTGCTCAGCAAACTCAATACTTTCACTAAATATTAATGTTTTCCTATCAGAAAGCATGTCAGTTAATTTTTTAACAATAACTAACTTACTAAATGCATTAAAACACATTTGCTTTCTTTTGTTCATCATCTTATAATATATAATAGCGATTTTCTTTTTAGGATGATTACTTGATTTCATAAATTTACTTGCATTTTGAAATGCATTAAAATGTCCACCGAGTTCATCTGTACAATCTTGAAAAAGTTTATCAATTCTATTATATTCTAGTGCTTCTTCAGGTGTGAAACTCACTCCTAAATTATACACTGTGTAAGGGGATACAATCCCTAATTTTCTTGCCTCATTTAAATTAGTTATTTTAATTATAGGGGCATGTTCATGCAGATACGTAAAATATTCTTCATTTTCAGGAGGAGTTGCTGTAAAGCAATACATCCTTTCCCAAAGATTATTTTCATAGAAATTTCTGTATATCATAGACAAAGTAGTGTGTACTTCATCTATAATAACAATATCCCAATGATGTCCTGCAAGTTTATGTGCAGATTGTATGCACATGAATTCTACTTGTGGTAATAAATGATCTAAATTCCAAATATGGAATTCTTTGACCCATTCATTGTCTCTAAGATTCTCCGTAGGTACTATTATTACAGCACTCTTCGAAGAGTCTTCGCCTAAAGTATTCTTAATTGCTAAAATACCAATCCTGGTTTTACCAAGACCTGTAGCTGCAATAGAGGTACCTTTGTAACCGTTCGAGACCCAAGCATTTAAGTGAGCTTGTTGAAGCTCATCTTTCTGTTCATTAAATAAATTTGTTTGAATTATTTCTCCCATTTTGTTGTTATTGTTGGTTCTGCTTTTAATAATTTGTTACCTAGTATATGTTCTGCTGCTTCTTCCATTATCCCTTTTAAAGTTTTTGCCCATTCTTCAGCGTAATCAGCATGACACATAGTATCAATTTGATCATGTACAGTCATTACTAATTTAACTGGTAGTTTACATGTTTGTATTCTACCACGTAATAAGACTAATGCATACTTAGTCATATCAGCACCAGTACCTTGGATAGGAGTATTTTTAGATGCACGTTCAATTGTGCCTAAAGTCCTCTTATCTGCATAGCTAAATCCCATATTGGGAAACCAATCTTCGAACCATCGGATTCGTCTGAAAGGTGCAAAAGTTCTAATGTGACCGTACTTTTTTCCGTAATTACCTAGACGATTGAGAAATTTTTTTATTGAGGGAAATACACTAAAATATTTATCTATTAGTATCTGTGCTTCATCTGTACTTATCTGTAAAGTGTTTGCAAGTTTAAATGGACCCATGCCATAAGCGAGGCCAAAGTTAATAGTTTTTACGTTAGTACGCAACTTTTTTTTCTCTTTTTTATCAGCTTGTCTCCATTTTTCTTGAAATACTAGATCAGCACATTCACTGTGTAAGTCGCCATTTTTCTCTAATATGTCTAACCAAACAGGGTCTTTCGATCCTGTCGCTATAATACATAATTCCTGAGAACTATAATCAGCAGACACCAATACTTGGTTTTCATCAGGTATAAAACAGTGTCTAAATCTATTGTCCGAGGGTATTTGTTGCATATTAGGTGAATTACTAGCAATTCTACCAGTATTTAACACTTGTTTAAAACTAGTATGAATTTTATTATCTATTTTAACATTCTTTAAAAATTCTGTACCATATGAAGTAGCAAGTTTTGCTTTCTCCTTATACTTTATATAGTTATCTATTAGTCCATGATTTCTATGTTTTATCAGTTCTTTTCCATTTACATTTTCTAATTTAGGTACTAGTTTTTTAAATACTCTTAATACTTGTATAGGACTAGACCATTTAACCATAATTTTTCTAATATCTTCTGTTGCTGTAAATAATTGTGTCTGTACATGTGGATTAACAAAACGAGATAGCTTTGGGTTTAACATAACTAATTGGTCTAAAGTATTTTCATACTGTACCATTTCGTCATGCGAACTCTCCGCTATATCGTTCCATTGATTTTGATCCAATTTAAATCCATTAAATTCTATGTCAGCTAAAGCTAAGCTAGCATCATTTTCTAATTCTGCTGTAGCTTCTAATTTATGTTTTAAAAGTAATTGCTCTTGAGCTTTTCTTATAAAACATAAATACTCTACATCTTTAGCTCCATATACTATTTGATTATCTTTAAAAGGTTGACTCTTTAAACCAATAAATTGATTTCTAGTGTCTTTGTTTAGATCTATTTGCATATATCTTTTACATAAATCTTTTAAAGAATATCGTGTAGTAAATTTACCACAATGAATAACCTGGTCTATTAACATAGTATCCCAACAATTATTCATAGTAATATTACTACACCTTTTAATGAATTTATAATCAAATTTAACATTATGTAGAATCTTAGTTATAGAGTTTGATTCTAATATGTCTCTTAAGGGTTCAATATCTACATATCGTGTATCAATAACAAATTGATTAACATCGTCCCCTATTTGAAGCATTATCATTTTCTCTGTTAGAAAATCTAATCCTTCTGTTTCTGTATCTACTGCTAGATATTCTTTGTTTTGCAAATATTTTATTGCTGGTTCTAGTGTAGATAGTACTTCGTAATGTTCTGAAAGCTCATCTGCTCCAGGTCCTATAAAATATCTCATTTTATTTTCTTATTGTATAACCTATTGAATCGGGATACATAATTATGTAGTCCATATCTTCTAAGTTATGTTTAATTGTAATTCGTGTTAATATATCTCCTATTTCTTCATTTTTTTCACGTATTATAGTATCGTTAGCACAATCACTGTACCAATTAATACTATCTTCTGTGATTACATGTGTAGAATAACTATATTCTTGTATCAACTCATTTGAATTGATAGATATAGCTGTGATTAACATAAATATCTTAATTATTTCCATGGTCCCTCCTTTCATCAGCTTCATCTTCTAATTTAGCTTCTTTAGCTGCTTCATTGAACTCATAGTCTTCAATAGGTTCCATGAAAAACTTTCCACAAAATTTAGATGCGCATTCATACCCATCATCATCTATATTCATTGTAATTTCATTGTATTCATCGTGTCCACAATGAGGACATACCATTTCTGCCATAATTTTATATTTTAAATGTTATTAAATAGAATAGAATTGAGAAGGGATCTCAACCTCACAGGTTACGACAACTGTGTTCCAAAACAAGTATTATGATATGTATTTTACTCATTCTATTCTTGGTGGACAAGGTGAGATTCGAACTCACTTCCTGTAGAAATATATAGTGATAAGAACCACTATAGATTATTGTATAAATCGTGATACTAATACAGTCAAAGCCATCTCTTGCCCATATGTATTTTACTCATTCTATTCTTAATTGTATGCGTTGTAAATTATGCTTCAAATAAATTAGAAAAATTACCTTGATGGGTCTTCATTTGTTCCCCACTATCTGTACTTTCATTAATTTTATTTGAATGCTCATACGGTAATAATGTCTTATTCTCTATTTTAAATGTCATAAATTCATTATTATCATTGTCATCTTTTTTAGACTCAAAGCTTAAAAATAAACATTCTTTTCTATTATTTGTAATCTTTTCATAGTCCGCTCTATTAAGGTCTCCTGATTCTAGTCTTGCTTTTTGAGCAGGTTCTAAAGATTCAGCATTAATTGCAGATACATATGCTTCTGAGACAAAGCAAAGTAAATCGGCTTTAGATACTTTTAGCATATACTGCATAGTTTCTCTACATTTATCTCTTAATCTTTTATCTTCCAATAAATTTGGATGAATGGCCATAATTTTATATTTACCTTTGATTGTTCTAACATACATAACAGGTAGAATAGTTTTTCCTTCTTTTATTATGTTAGATACATGTTTTAAAACTCTAAGTTTAAAGTTTGCTACTTCAATTGTTCCCATGTTATATATATTTTAAGTTAGTAAAAACACCAATTAGTCCAATACCTACGACTTGCACGCCAAGGTCCACTTTGTCGTAATTCCAAATATGGAATTTTGTACATCAGTTACGATCTGTCAGCCTATCTATCTTCGAATTAACATAAGTATAGGTATATTTGGATCTAGAAGTTGTGTCTCGAGACAGAATAGATAGTATTGTTAAGCCTCATCGCCACGTCAAGGCTTGGTGATTGATAAATGAGGTTCAGGACCTGCGTAGCTCTTCGTTATATGTGTCTGCGCAAATGCATTACTTATAATCGGTCGACTATGAGGTCCTTTTAGTTTCTTAATACGTAAGTACAGCCTCTTTTATTAGAGTCATTGCTTCACGTAATTGTTCATTCTCTTTTTCTAAAGTATCTAATTTAATATGTGCTATACTTAACTTGTCATCTATGGATAATATTTTATCAGCCATAAATGGTTGGTCAGTAAAGACATTACTTATAAGATTAAACATTCTTTTATATGTTTTATCTACTTTATAGAGATCTTTATGTACTTTACTATAATGTATAATAGAACTATGATCTCTTTTTATAAGTTCTCCTATTTCTACAGTACTTAATAGTAATTTTTGTCTAGCAATTACAGCAAACATAGTTTTAGCTTCTACATATGCTCTCTTTCTAGTTTTAGATGTCATTTCTTGTTTTGAAATACCAAATACATTTGTAACTATTCTAAATAGTTTATTAATGCTTTTGGTTTCGTCATAAATTTTATTCATTGTTATTATTTTAGTTAACATATTTGAAATCCACCTGATTCTTTTGCAAACTTTGCAAACTCTATAGCATTTTCCACACTAAATGGATATGATGCAGCCCACGCTTCACGTTTACCGTCTGTACAAACATTACATTTTCCTTTCACATATTTATCATTACGTATTCCTGTACCATTACAATGAGTACAATCTTCTTTTTCCAGTTTAGCAATAGCCGCTGAGTATTTTTGCGCATACTTATCAAGATTACCCGTCTTATTCTCTTTCATTATACGTGCAGCTATCTTAATAGCTTTAGTTTTAGATATAATAGCGGCATTATTATAGCCACCTTTTTCCATATCTTTTTGAGTTAATATATTATCACATATATTACATACATACTCCCATAATGGTCTCCACCACCATACATTGTTTCTAAAATATATACCAGGATTAGCTTTTTCATATGTATCGTTAGCTTTCCAGTAATCGTCATGAACATCTTTAGGCATACTGGCCCAAGAATGTTGTTTTAATATTGCAGGTTCTGGCTCGTTAATTTTAGGAGCCAAACCGTGTAAATCAAATCCCATAGTAATTGTTTTTAATAGTTAATAAAAAGTGGAGGTGGTGGGGTTCGAACCCACGTCCATACAGTATCCACATAAATAGATGTACAAGCTTTTAAGTAATTGAATTAATTTTTAACCAAGGCTTCTGATAGTCATCAGACTCCATATCCGTAGCCGTTACACGCATTACTCACGAATGTAACTTGAACAGATCAACCATCGCTATATCTAGCCGCCTGGTGAGATAAATCTCATTTGTATTAAGTAACAAAGTTTGATCATTAAAATACTTTTGTAGAAACTACCTAAGCAGCTACTGCAAGTTCTACACTTTGTAGTGGTAGAGCACTAGCGACAAAGCTGTTCCCTATTGGAAAGAACTTCGCGACTTTAGCATAACTATTTTCGCCAGTTAAAAAGCATCGTTGCTTGCCATTTATACTTCTCAAAGTATGTCAAATCCAAGTCACCCCCGTAAGTTATAGTTTAAACTTATATTTTTTAATTAGTTTATCGCGCATTCTAATTAATGTACTTTTACATGCTCTTGGAATCTCATAGGTTTCATTTTTATGCATAATATGTCCTCTATGTCCCATTTTACTAATGGTTTGTTCCAAGTGTTTACATATTTCTAGAGCTCTTTTTTTACTCATTTAAATAAATTTAGATTAATAAAAACTTATAACAGAGCCGAAAAGCTTAAACGACAATAGGCCAATTAAAACCGATTTATCTAAGCTTTTCTGCCCCGCTATAAGCGAACAATCGGAAGCTACTAAATTATTAGCTGCTTCCATCCAAGGGAAATTGTTAAACATAAAATTCTTGAACTCTTTCTCCATTTGTTGTCATACCTCCATATCCAGGTATGTGTATACCGTGCTCACTTAATGCCCATACTACAATTTGTTCTGCAGTAGCTGGACCAATACCTTTATGACCAAGTATTTGACCATAAGATATCTTCTTTAGATCTTCTACATAATGAATATTTAATGTATTTAAACATTTTTGTGCTCGCATAGATAATGGAGACATATTTACTTGTTCTGGTAGTGTAGCCATTCCATTAGATTTGTGTTTCTCGATCTTTTCTAATAGTTCAGCATTAGGATTATGTTTTCCCCAGCCTAATCGAAATAAAATAATAATAGTAAAAGTTAATAACCCAATAATTAATAGTATCATAATAAAGATTTTAATTTAGTTAATAATTGATTGCTGTGTGCTTTGTAATGTTGAAGTAATTTATCAACAATACATAAGAATGTAGAGTTATCTACACCGTCAAGGCTGGCTTCATAATACTCAGATTCTTTATAACCATCTTTATGGTCATGTATAGAGTCATCTATATTACTTAATGCGTCAACAAATTGACTTGGATCTTTAGATTCTCTTAAAGCTTTAAGCAAATCTTGGGGTCCTTTTTTGTCTCCAGTTTCTTTATCAACTGGAGGTGTTACTTTAACGAATATTTGAATATCTATTTTAGCATCTTCATGTTTAAGTGATAGACGTGCCATATTATCCAATTGTTCGCTATATTTCTCGGTGTTTTCTAAATCTTTTAAAACACTATTACTATTCTTTAGTATTTTACCAATTCCCCGAACTGTACTGATTGTTTTCTTTGCCATATTGTAATTATTTAAGTTATAAAGATACAAATAATTGTTTAATTATAAGGGTTAAAATTGTTTAAAAATCATTTTCACTATTATTTATGTGTACTAATAGTTTTTCTTTAGATATGAAATCTTTAGGATCCATAGATAAGATACTATTTATATGATTTTCGTATTCTTCAGAGTTATTTGTACAACCATCTGCAACACATTCTTTATTGTGCTTCTCTTGCATATCTTTGATCATCTCCTTAAGAGGAAGATCCTCAAGATTAAAGCCTTTATCAGATAAAGTAGATGCAAATTTTCGTGCTACAGCTCTAATGGCATCTTTTGTTGCTCCGTCAGAATCTCTTTCTGTTATAAATTGGGCTAAGAAGAATGCTGCAAAGAACCCATCGTCTGTATTTTTAATTGTGCCATTCATTTTCAGTTTATTAAGAGTAGCTTCTAATATCTTAGATTTAGAAGTGTCTTCATCTGAATTTTGTAAAGCATCATTAAATGCTTCAATTGTTGCTTTTTGTTTTGCTCTTTCAAATCCAACCGCTTTGCCAACGCTGTCAGAATCGTGATCATACCTGTTTCCCATGATAATTGTTTTTAGATTAATAAATTGTTCTTAACCCTAGTAACTGAATACTAGGATTAAGATAAGAATACAGATGACTACTCTGTGTAACAGGATTGAATGCTTCGACTTTCGAAGCTCCCATCTAAGTCTGCGAATAAGTTTAACTTTATTCATAATTATATAATGGGCTGAGATTACACCACTATACACATATCTTTCGTTGTTTAATTCCTGGTAGGGTTTACAACTTATCCACTATACTCTCGTATAGTAATATGCAATGACGGTTAGTTAGACTAACCACTTCTAATGTTATTAACTACTCACAATTTACTCGATCAAAATATAAAGCCGCTAAACTCTATATCTGTCTTTTAACTGTAAACAGAATCACCTTGAGGGATCATCCGCTCTGACTTACCGAAGTAGTCAGATTTAGTCATCTTTCGTCAATAACAAGTCAGCACTTTCTCTTTTGGTTAATGTTACCCAGGGAATATCCCTAGGTTTCTCGTCTATTTTGAGCAAGTAGTGGCTGATCCAACAATTGCTTCGTCTCCTTTTGAGAGACAAAATACAATACTACTCACGTATACCTTTCCATCGGTATGGTATTAGCCGTGATAATCCTATTCCCTAGGACTACCGTGCGTACTGATTTATACCACTAACTAGATTGGAATCTAGATCGCAATTAAATCTACAGTTTGTCTTATTGATGTCACCATCTCACTACCTTAACCAAAAGATAGCACACATACTCTCAGGGATTCCCCCATTGATGCCGTGTGATATACTGCTTGCCTGGATTGACCAGAAATCTCATTGAGAATTCTAGGCAACATTAATAGCATAAACGTACTATTAATGTCTTTAGGTATATTGCTATACTTATCGGGCCAGGCCCCTGTGCTTGATAGAGAAAACCCAAAAGAGGGATTTACAACTCTACACAATCCAAGGTGATATTCAAGTCAACACCTTGACGCTCTAAGCTTAATGTCTATTTATACTCGCTCAGACGAGTAACTGCTTTCTTTCTCCTAGTCAAGGATTGTGTTACTGATATTTATACTGTCTTAGCACCTTAACAGTTTTTGCGTCTATTGTGTAATCGCGACATTTTATCGCTATCCCACGCTCTTTGTAACTTATCTGTATATTTACTTAAGTAGATAAATATAATGCATGATAACATTGCAATAGCACTTAGTAATACTAAATACTCTTTATGTTCAGGACTTCCTGTAAATACTACTAGAAAGAATCCTATAAAAGCAAATATTGCTATAAATGCAAACAAATGTGCTACAATCATATAAAATATAACTTTTTTCATAAGTATTAAATTAAAATGTATTCATAAAAGCCTTGATCACAGTCAAACCCACGTAGTTGGTAATCTTTACCATTGTATGTGAATGCTGGACCTCGATAATCGCTAAATCTTAACATGTTGGACAATCTAAATCAGCCCATTTAATATGTAAACTAAAGCATACTTTTAGTATAATAATATGACAAGCCCAGTTAGTAAGTGATCCATCAAGTATAATTCCACCACCAAATGACCCTCTAGTCCAGTCTAATTTAAGTCCTACTCTTATCTTGTTGAAAAGTGTTAAATCTAATAATTCCTTGGTTTTAAACATAATTGTTCTTTTTTAAAGGTTAAATAAAAGTAAACATCAAGGATGAGTGTGCTTTTACACACACCCATCGTTAATGTATTGGTATTAATCTATCTGTTCTTCATTATCCTAATTCTTCAGGTTTAGAGCCAGTCGCTACATCGTTCATTTGTTCGTTACGAGTAGTACCACCTGTAACATCTCCTTCGTTACCCATTATCTCTCCAGTATCTAAGTCAATGTTACCTAAATCAGACATATCGTCTTCATCATCTAAATCGTGACCATTAGATTTGAATACAGATGATATAGCTTCATTCTTAAGAACAACTAAAGAACAAGAGTCAACAGTTCTGTCTCCAACCATATAAGCAGGCACCTGTCTAGTAACGATGTCACCAGGTATTGGTTTACCTATAAAGTTCTTGATTAAAGAAGGGTTACCACTTTTCCATACAGGATTGTCTGCTGAATCAGTAGTTTGTGCAATCACTCTAGTTCTTTCAACTCCAAATGGATTTGAAGGGTCTCTAAATGTTGCAATGTAATACTTACGACCGTCACTGGTCAAGTTTAATTTTCCGTCAATACCATCTTTATCATCTACAACAGTAGCGTCTGGTTTTGAGGATAGTCTCAGTGAAGTTAATAATAGTTTAGCTTCAGCTGAAATTGTTTCGAGATTTCCACTCATAATTTAAATATTTAGTTAATAAAAAGGTTGATGATTTACGTTAATAAGATATAATAGAACACAATGTGAACAGTGACCAACAATGTTGGTGTGTTCAACAGATTATTATTACGAATTTCATGTCCAGTCTTACATCGAAGTGCAGAGTAGGTAACAATTCATTGGTTCAAATCCGTGTACATTGTGCTATATTATATCAATCAGTGTCTCAGGGAAAGAGATACATAATGTCTTAATTATGGTCTTTGAGACCAAGTGTGTCCAATCACTCTCAAATTTATCAAAAGATGAGATTATTGTCCAATAATTAGTAAGAGTGATTGAATTTGGATACAATTGAACAAGAATAAGACGATAAACGGTGGAGTTTCAACGGCAAATACCAACTTTGTCTTTCATAATTGCTCATCCGTATGCAGATAAGTCTAATCATACTAATCGATCGTCAGTTCTATGGTCCTTTGGATGTGTTGTTCCCACAAGTTTATCATCTTTCCTGTTCTGATTGTGCCTAAGTAATACTTAGGTGATCCCGTTTAGTTATAGAGGTAAGGTTTGTGATCAGTACACCCTTACTTATCTGACACTTT